CGGCGACGGCATCCGGCACTATTACCTATTACGGCACCGACGACACGGCTTATTACGCCTCCGGCATCAGCCTGGCTAAAGAGGACCAGTACGAGCCGAAGGTCTATTTGAGAAACGGGCAGAGTTGGCCGGGCACCACGCTGCGTCCCCACAACGGCATCTGCGTGACCTATGTAGCGGGATACGGCGACGCTGCGGCGGATGTCCCTCAGAAGATACGCCAGGCCCTTTATTTGCTGATTGCCCACTTCTACGAAAACCGCGAGGCGGTAGTCATTGGGCAGGGCTTCACACCAACGGTCGTGCCGATGGCGGTTGAAGCTCTCTTGTGGCAGGACAGGATTGTGGAGTTGTAGATGAGAGCGGGGATCATGCGGCACAGAATCACGATACAGGAGCAGCAGCGAGCACCGAATGCAATCGGTGAGATGGTCACGACATGGGCGGATTGGCAAACCGTCTGGGGCAGCATCGAGCCGAACACCGGGAAGCGGTACTACGAGGCACTACAGGCAAATGCAGAAGTTGATGGAATCATACGGACCCGCTATCTGAAGGGCGTCTCGCCGACGATGCGGATTATCTATGGCAGCCGAGTCCTCAGCATCGTGAGCATCCTGAACGTACAGGAGCGGCGCAAGGAATTGCGAATCTACTACAGAGAGGCAAGGGACTAATGTTCACCTTCAAGCTCATGGGTGTAGACCTCATGCGCAAGCAGACGAAAGCCCTAGCTGCTGCGGTCGCATCTGCCGAGATGCAAAAGCAATTCTACCAGATAGCACAAGGCATGGCGGACGACATGACGGCGCGGGCACCGCGAGGGCCGACGGGGAATCTGCGGCGGAGCATACACGCCCAGCAATACACCGGGGCAGGAGTCTCAATCGTGGCCGTCGATAGGAGGATAGCGCCACATGCGGGGCTGGTGGAGTTCGGCACATCGAAGATGTCCGCGCAGCCGTTCTTCCGCCCCGTGGTGGATGCAGCCAAAGGGGTCAAGGGCATCATCGAGAAGCAAATCTTGAAGGCGGCCAAATGATCGAGTACGCATTGAAAACCGCCCTGGTAGAGAATGCCACGGTCAACGGCTATGTGGTCGGGCGGGTGTTCTACAACATAGCGCCGCAGGATGTGGCAACGCCTTACATCGTTTTCAGCCGGGTCAGCGGTCCGCGTGAATACTCGCACGATGGGGCAACGGGGCTGTATCGGGCAAGGTTTCAATTCTCGGCCTTTGCTGAGAGCTACTACGAGGCGAAGAGCATTGCGGTTGCGATACAAGGCGTCCTGAGCGGTGCATCGGGGCAATTAGTAGCGGATCCCAATGACACGATAGGGGCATCGTTCCTTGACAACGAGCTTGACCTATATGAAGAGGACACGAAATTACACCACATAGCAGTTGACTATCTGGTGTGGGTGAATGAATAAGGAGGTTTTGCCATGACAGCAAATGCGATTATCGGATTTGGGGCGACTCTGACAAAGGGTGGGGATGCCGTCGCTGAGTTGACGAGCATCACCGGCCCGTCACAGAGCGCCGACACAATGGAGGTCACGTCGCACGACAGCAGCGACAACTACAAGGAATACCTGATTGCCCTGCTGGAAGCCGGAGAGGTGAGCATCGAGGGGTATTTCTATCCGGGCGATGCGGCCGGCCAGATCACGATGCACACCGACTTCCAGGCGCGAAGTAAGATCAGCTACGTGATCACGCTTTCCGACACGACCACGACCTGGGGCTTTGATGCCTTCATCACGGCCTTTGAGACCTCGGCACCGTTTGATGGGCCGACCGGCTTTTCCGCCACGCTGAAGATCACAGGCAAGCCGACGCTGGCTATCACGGCGAGTGCTGGTCTGACGACGACCTTCTTCGCCATATCGGAGAGTGCGGTCATCGTGCCAGACCCGGCAAACGATACCTACGAGTACGTGGCCACGGTCCTGACAACGATTGAATCGGTAACGGTGACTCCGATTGCTGCGGCTGGAGTGATCACGGTGGATGGCAATGTAGTGGTCACTGAACAGGCTTCGAGTGCTATCACGCTCGGCGATGCGGGGACTGTCACGGACATCACTATTGTCGTGACGGAAACGGGCGAGACCCCGGTGACGTACACCATTCACGTCGCCCGGGCCGCCGCTGGATAGGGGTATAAGTAGGGTGGGGGTCTGCAAAGGCCCCCACCCAACAGAAAGGAGGGGCTATGACTATTGAGAAGGTGCTGCCAACAGTGGAGATCGACCTGGGCGGCAAGGTGCGCCGCTTGCGCATGACGCTGGGAAGTCTGGCGCGGTTTCAGAAGGAGACCGGCGTCAACTTCTTTGAGGTCGGCGCGGAGTACAAGGGCTCGCCGGTGGAGTTGCAGGCGCTCGTCTGGGCCTGCTTGGTAGCTGATGACCGTACGCTGACACCCGAAGACGTAGGCGACCTCATATCGTTCTCAGAGATTGAGCGGGTGACTACGGCATTGACAGAGGCATGGACAGCGGCCACGCCAGAGGGCAGCGACCCTTTAGCGACGAGCGCGAACCCGTAGACTGGATAGTCCTCTGGAGCTTCGCACGTTTTAGTCTGAGGCTCAGCGAAGCGGAGTTCTGGGAGTTGACGCCAGCACAGTTGATGGCATTGGCAGAGCGCCACAAAGAGACGCAAGAGCTTGAAGATGCGAGAATCGGGAGACTGTGCGCAGTGATGGCCAACGTGTTTCGTGATGCGAAGAAGCGGCCCCGGGCTTTCCAGCCCTCAGACTTCATGCCGCAGAAGCGCACGACGTTGACATCTGAGCAGTGGCGGCAGCGCCTCGTGTCGCTCAATGCGGCATACGGCGGAGAGGTAGTCGAGCATGGCTGATATGAGCAAGCTCTATGCGGTGGTCGGTGCCAAGACCGACGGGTTCACTAAGGGCATGAATGGGGTCGGCAAGCAACTGGACACCACGCAAGGGAAGTTCGGCTCATTTGGTAAGAAGGCCGGCATCGCTATGGGTGTTGGCATCGGTGCGCTGGCTGGCCTGGCTGTCCAGGCTACCAAGACGGCAGTGGAATTCGAGGGCTCGATGCGCAATGTCAATACGATGATGGGCCTGACAGAGGATGAATTCAAGAGCCTATCAGATGAAGTATTGAATCTCTCAAAGACTGTAGGGGTATCGGGCGAAGACCTTGCTGGGGCACTCTACCAGGTGGTTTCGGCTGGTGTGCCGGCTGGGGAAGCTATGGATGTTCTCGCAGTAGCCGCAAGCGCCGCTGTTGGCGGTATGACGTCTGCCGAAACTGCTGTCGACGGAATCACTACAGTGCTCAACGCATTTAAGATGGAATCGAGCGAGGCAAGCCACGTGGCCGATATCATGTTCACGGCGGTCAAGCGTGGTAAGACTACATTCGAAGAGCTGTCATCCTCGATGGCTCAGGTTGCCCCGATGGCAGCGGCGGTTGGCTGGTCCTTCGAAGATGTCGCTGGTGCTGTAGCTACCATGACCAAGCAGGGCGTACCAACAACCCAAGCCATGACCCAATTGCGGCAGGTGATTGTGTCGCTCCTCAAGCCGACTGCCGATGCTCAGTTGATCATGGACAAGTACAGCCTGAGTCTCTACAACGACACAGCGGAAAGCCTGAAAGCTAAGGTTGCCATCGCTGACGTCAACACAAAACTACAGGAGCAAACCGCGCGGGCACAAGCTGCCAACGCTGCCATAGAACCACTAAAGGCATCTGTGGAGGTGGCAAACCAGCGATTTGCGGCACAATCGCAGGAACTCGACAAGCTGCGTGCGGCATACCAAAACGCGACTTATGCCATATCTGACATGACAAGCGAGATGGATTTTCTAAGTGACCAGCAAGCCGTAATCCGTTTGGAGATTCGCAAGATGCGCTTTGCTGCTGCCGAGCAAGACCGGGAATTGACCGAACAAGAGATTGCCAACATGGAAGCGCTGGAAGTCCAATTGGAACGCCTGGGTATTGGTTATGACGAATTGGCTATCAAGCGCGATGATATGCAAGAGGATCACCAGATGGAAGCCAATGTCCTTGGAGAGGCCGAGAAGGGCAATAAGAGACTGGCGGACGCGGTGGGCTTGGCAGCACAAGCCGTCACTGATGCTGAGGGTGCATACCAAGCTGAATTGATGAGCATTAAGGACATAGAGGCTGCCCTGGTAGCAGCACAAGCGGCCTATACAGAAT